GGGTCTTTGTAGCCGCGAAGAATGGTGCCCTCGAACTTGGGCACGTTGACCATGACCATTGCGAGCGCCGGGGCGCCGATCAGCAGCGTGAGTCGCTTCTTGATGTCCATGTCACTTCGGCGGGGGGATGGGGTGCCCAGACTTGAGGGCTTGATAGAACGTGAGCGTTGCGGCGGCGAATGCGACGATGTAGCCCAAGGGTTTGGCCAGTTTTCCTATCCAGTTGAGCACCTTCAACGCGGCTTGAAGGTTTGAGAATGCTGCTACCAGGTCTTTGGTGTTGGTTTCAATAGCCTTGGTGCTCGTGGTGTTCTCGCTAAGACTTTGCTCCATGCGAGCCATACGCTCGCCGCCGTCTTTCAGTCGATGCTCAACGTGTTGACGCCATGTCGCGCAACCGTCTTCGCTACCAAAGTCCTCAACGCCCATTGCACACTTTCAATCGGTAAAAGGTAGCGGCGATGATCTCTGGCGCGAGCACTTTGCGCCAACGGCAGGATTTCGGAACTCAGTGCAACAGCACCATCAGCAGCGCCTCGTTTTGCAGTTGCTGGCGCGTCTTGATCGGCTCCTTCTTCTCGGGCCGAATTTCAGGGCCGACGCCCCACTTGATGAAGTCGCCGCCAGGTGGGGTCGGCTCGGGTGCAACCAGCGCGCCCCAGGCGTTGCCGAACGCGACCCCGAACGCCTGACCCCATGCGCTACTCACGCTGGCCCCCACGGATCACCCGCAGACCCTGCCCCGGTGATCGTCTGCCCCTTGACCTTGCGCATGTCAACGGGGATCGTGGTGGCCTGCAGCGCAGAGAGCACCGCAGCGGCGATGTTCCCTGCGGTCGGACCCGAGCCGCCTACCGCAGTGGTCGAGAACGCGGCGCTGGTCTTGCGCTCGACGTAGACCCCCGCGACCGGGATGATAGAACCGCCGAGGTTGCCCACGATGGTGTAGTCGCCAGGTGTTGGAAATCGAAGCTGGTAGCCGTTCACCAACTCCAGCGCGTAGAAGAACGCACCGGACCCCAGCGAAACCGCTTTCCAGGTGTGGGTGACAGGGTATATCGCCCCCGTGGCGTCGTCCTCCAGATCGCGCAGCACTGCGTGCAGTGCTGGTAGGTCTGTGATCGACGCCGACGAGTCAATGACCTTGTTGACCCAATCGACCGTGATCGTCATGACTACTCGTCGGCGTTGCGCACTGCCGTGCCGGAGCCGCCCGTCGCGGTAACGGCAAGCGTGGACTCGAATGGCACGACCGGAGACGCGCCGCCGTTGCGCACGCGGTAGCGGCATGTGAAGCCGCTGCTGTACTGCATGGCCGCGCTGCTGATCGTGCTGCCTGCGGCAACGGCGTCAATCAGCGGAATGAACGCAGGCACTGCAGTGTATCCACCGGCCTTGATCGCAGGACTCAGGCCACTCACGGTAGTGCCGGTCCAACTGGTGTAGGTGTAGCGGTCACCATTGATGCGAATGACCCCGCTGGCGGGTGTATCGGCCTTGAGCGAGGGTACGGTAACACTGGTCGCCGCCGCGCTGGCGCTGACCGTGTACTCGTTGCTCAGGATGCCACCCGAACCGTCGTCGCGCGCCACCAGCACATAGTCGCCGCTGACGACACCGTTCATGGTCACGGTGACGCTGTTTGGCGGGGTTTCGACGGTGCCGTCATGGCTGGTCAACTGATAGTTCTTCGAGTCAGCAGACATCACGCCAGCGAGCCACCAACCCTGAGCGACGAACCACTTGCCGCCCGCGAACGTACCGAACGGCGCGGGTGCGTTCTCGGCATAGGCGGCGTTGAGCACGCGGTAACGGTAGCCAGGTACAGATGCGATAGTCGCCGTCGAATTCTCAGAGCATGCCCACATCAGGGCTTGGTATGCATCGGCCAGTGTGGTCGTGCCGTTCAGCGTGATGGTGCCCTTGTGCAGCTTGGAACCCTGCCCGCCCCCCAGGTCTTGCGTCGTGTCCCCCGCTGCAACGGTGATCGTGTTCCAGATCGCCTCGGCTGCTGCCGCGCTCAAGACAATGTTGCTGTCCAATGACGTGCCGAGAGCGGCGTTCTGTTCGCCGCCTGCCGCGAGGTTCACGTCAAAATGCGAGTAGGTCTGCCCATACTTGCGGCTGTACACCGTCGCATTACCTGAGTCGATCAGCGTGCCCCCGGTCTTGGCCTTGAGCAAGATTTGAATGTGGCCATTCGCCCAATACTTCGTCACCTTCGCAGCACTCTGGATGATGTAGATCGGGCTCGCGGCGACGATAGTACCGATGGACTTCAGGCCGGTGTACAGCACCGCGCCAGCAGCTTGTTCAATCGAGCCGAATTGGAACCATTGTGCAGTCGCGTCGTCGATGTTGACGCTGTTCAACAGCGTGAGCGCCATCGGGCGGCTCGCATTGCGCTTACCGGCCAACTCGGACGGGTTTGTACCCAAGATGCTCACATTGTCATCGCCGCTCGGCGCGGCATTGTCGGCCAAGTCCTGCAGCCACTTGTGCAGTTCCAGAGTCGTGTGCGGGCTGCTTGTGCCGGGGACGAATGCGGCAACCTGACGCAAGTCACCATTGCTGGCGATGGAGAATGTTGAAGCGTTGATGTCGGCCATGATTAGTCGTCCTTAATCTGTGAAACGTAGATTGATTGCGCACCCACGCTTGCCGTAGCCAGCGTCTCATAGGGCTGGTAGTACGGCGCGCTCGAACCCTTGCGGACCTTGATGCGCAGATCGTTGAGGCTTGAGCCGGGCGCAAATGCGTCGAGGTTGATCAGTTGGCTCGTGCCAGCCGCTGTGCCGTTGTAGAACGTCGTTGTGCCTGATTGGTCTTCGATCTGGATCGAGCTTCCAATCACCAGATTGGTAAGCGTGAGCGCGAAGACGCCGAAGGACTCAGTTGCCACATCTTGATGGTCATACGCGCACCCAGGCGTGCCAAACACGGTTGGTTTGAAGGTCGTAGCGCCAACCTCGGCAACGTGTACCACTTCAACCAGGCCGGGTGCCAGCATGAACAACGCGGTGATCATGTGATCTTCACTTCGGGGTGAATGAAGATGGTTCTGTCGAGCCCTGCGGGGGCATTGCCGATATAAACCACCTCACAAGCAATCTCGGTGCCCTGCTTGATTGACTTGCCAATGCTCGCGGTGTCGAACGTCAACTTGCGAGCATCGAGACTGCTGGCACGCGACCATGCAGCGCTCGATGTGGCAATGGGGTTTTCCGCCCCTGCGATCACCTTGACATAGCTCTCTAACGTGCTGACGTGATTGATCTGCCCGGCTGAATCGGTGAACGTGAAGCGCGCGCCCAACTGCGACTTGTTGAAAACGACTCCGGTTGGGACCAGAACCTCCACCGAAAGCACTTTCGCGGCGTCTGCCGCGCGGTACAGGCCGAAGAGCGACGCCAAGGTCACATGCACCCAACTTGACCTCCCCGCCTTGATCAGTTCTTTCAGCGACCAGTAGCTTCCTGTGGGCACCACTGCATCCAGGTAGGGCAGCGTGTTGTTGTCTATCCAAGACACTTGCGAATGACCGTTGTCGATCATCGACGATCGCGCAATGGTGCCGCTGCCTTGATCGGCGCAACCCGTGAAAATCAGGCTTCGATTGCCGCCCGTGTTCGACGCGAGCGCAGGCATCGTCTCCGGTCGAATGCCGATGCAGTTCCTGAAGATCGCGCGGAAATTGGAGTTCGTATTTGTGCCCGAGAACGGCTGAGTGATTGGTCCGTTCGCGGCAAATGTGAACCGGCAGTTCGTGAACTCGACCAGCGTGTCGGTAGTGCTGCCGGTGGGGTTGGCCAACGAGACGATGCCAACCGGCGTTGCCGCAGCCACATAGTACTCGATGTCGCAGTCGATCCACCGAGAAATCCATGGTGTGCCGTTCGCATTGGCTGCGGTGAGTTGTCGCCCAGCCCGCAGGCGCAGGCGCACGCCGTCGTAGGTGTTGTAGTGCGTGTCATAGACGCCGAAAGTGAATCCGGCGCAGGTCGGTCCTTCTTCAAAAATCACATTTGTGAATTCCGCGACCGACCCTGTGACGTTGGCGTTTCGGAGCAACAGCGCAGCGGCAAGACTTGCACCATCATGGGTGTATCGCATCCCCCCTCGGGCCTCTGCAATCCAGGCGAACGGGCCATTGAATGTGAGCGTAGACGTGCCGGAACCACTTGAAGAAGTGGTGGAAATGCCGAACTCGCCACTGTCGCCGGACCAGACAGTGCCTGCGTCAAACACGTATCGGCGGGCCAAGAGTGTCACGCCGAGGGTGTTTGCCGCGCTGGTGTTGTAGGTTGAGACAACGATGTTCGCGCCGCTGCGCTTCGTCCGCACGTAGATCGTGTCAGCCGTTGCCGAAATCGCCGCAGGGCTTGGGGGTGCGTTCGTGGCAATGCCGTAGGTCGGACTGGCCGCAGGGTATGCCTTGCCAAAGACCGGGGATGAGGCCCACCAGTAGCCCCAAGGGCCATTTGCGCCGCCCGCAAAGTCGATAGGTGATGTCAAGGCCGCGTTATTGAATGTGTTGACCACACGCGCTGCTGCATTGCCTGCGTAGTTCAGGTCCGCACCAGCAATCCGACACATGATCTGAACGATGCTGTCGTTCGCCCCGCCGCCAGGCTTCACCCGTGCATATACAAAACGGTTGAGCGGCAGCAGCAGCTTGCACACGCCGGTCGCCAGGGCGGTGGTCGTGGCATTGATGGATGACGCCAACGCTGTTGCGCATGCAGCGGTGCTGGCGGCAGACAGCACTCCAGTGAGCGTCACACTGGCACCATAGACCGTGATCGCACCGCTGGTCGGGACCGAGGCAATGGTCAACTCGCATACCGGAACCGCCGCCGCATGGCCCGGACCAGCCAGCCCATTACCATCCTGAGGCACTGCCCATGTTGTCGGGACATGCGAGTAGACCTGATACTCGTTTCCGATAGCGGATGCGTCAATGAAGTAGTCGCTCATGCAAGAATCTCCTGTGCACGACCAGGTGCCAAGTCGCCAAGGTAGGTCAGGTATCCGAGGCCAGCGGCCACGTCGGGGTCATCGCTACGAACCTCCTGCGCACTGTCGAGCAAGTCCATGAAGTCAGCGACATTGGCATCGGTGGCCGTGCGATTGCGCGCAGCGATGCGCTCGGCACTGGTCATGCGCCGCTTGAACTCGATCACCGTCCAGATCGTCAGCGTCGGGGGCACAAGCGCAAGCGCCTCATCGGCGACCGCGACGTGATCGTGGGTTGCGAACTCCATGCCGATCCACTCGACAGGCTCGTTCTCCTGGTAGCGGTAGACCTCGACAAGATCGGACTTGCGGACAACGCGAAAGGTGGTCATCGTTTCAACTCAGTTGTTTGTGCGGGCGGCTTGTCACCCCATACGACGCGACCCTTGAATAGCAAGGGCGGGCAGCGGCGCTTGGTTGGGTCGATGGGCTTGTAGCTGACGACGTGGTTGCGCTCAACCCACATCGCGTGCGGGAAGCGCCCCCAGTCACTCCTGCGGAACGACAGTGATCCGCGCGTGTGCCAGCGCCTGAGCGCCAACGCCACGGCGAAGATGAAGCAGTTGCTGTAGCGACGAAACATGGCATCGCTACTCCTGCGCGGGAGAGTCTTCAAGGTCCGACTCGATCTGCGTCGCCTTGCTGATGTTGCCCTTGCTGTCGTACTCGACCGTCGTCTCGGTTTTGCGAGGTGCGAGCGTCACATTGACCTCAGCGGGCGGCACGTTGTTCTCAATGTTGACGATGGGGGCCAGCGGCGCGGGCTGGGCGGGCATCACCGCCTCGACGTTCACCACCGTCTCAGGAATGTTCAACGTGTTGTTCACCACAGGGGGCACTTGCTCGGGGAGCACGTTTTCAATGGTCGAGCCGCCGACATTGACCGTGATGTGCGGCGCCTCGGCCTTGGCCGCTGCCGGGGGCTCGCGCCGCAGCATTTCAATCTGCGTGTTGATGAGCGAGATTTGTGCGAGCTCGTGCTGAGTTGGCTCAGGCTTCTTGGGCGGCTGCTTGTTCTGGTTGGGCGGCGGCGGGGGCGGTGCATTCAGGCCAAGCGACTTCTCGCGCGCTTTGTCTGCCGCGCGCTCGTCGTCCACTGTGTCGGGGTCATCGCCACGCTCGGCAATGACACTGCTGCGCGAGCGGAAACCAGCCTCAACCTCGATCTTCTTGCCCTGCGGGTCTTGAACAGGGTGAATGTACTGCCAGCCGTGCGGCGCATGCTCAACGCGCTTGACATCAGGGAGCTCGTCTGCCGTGATCTTGCCCGCGAGTAGCGCGGCCTCGGCGAACCAGTCGATCACTGGTTGGCAGAACATCGGAATGACGATCTGCCACTGTCGCTGTTCGGCCAGGCGGCGAAACTCGTTGATCAGCACACGCAGGGTGCGATCACTGACGTTCGCGATGTCGCCTGCAAACAATTCGTAGGGAATGCCTGACGCAGCAGCGGTACCCATGTGCGCCGTCCGCATGTAGTCGCTGTACGTGGTGCCCGCCTCGGGCGGGTTCGCGAATTTGACATCCTGACCAGGGTCGAGTTCCTGTGTCATGCCCGGCTGCATGCCAGCCAGCGGCTCACCGTTGCTACCCCACTCAATTGGCAGGTTCGTCAGCGGGTCAATGTCGATATCGGACTCGGCGCCGGGCATGGTGCGCGTCAGGAACGCGACGAACAAGTTGGCCAGCTTCTGGCGCTCCAGCACCGCGTCGTCGTAGTCGTTGATGTTGCGCAGGCGCGCGAGCACCGGGGCCAGCGCGGGCACGCCGCGCAGTTGACCAGGGCGCTTCTGTTCCATGATGTGCCGAATCTCGCTCGCAGGCACGCGCACCAGCAGGTTCGCCGTGATGGTGCTGGCGCCGTCGCCGGGGTGCTCCCGATACATCCAATAGGCGACGCGGCGCCCGATCTTGTCGAGTTCAATCCCGCTGCGAATTCTGTTGCCTTGGGGCATTCCCGGCCATGCGTCGCTGTCGAGCATTGGGACAAACTCAGCTTCGATCAACTGAACCTGCATGGGGACCGCAAGCCCGTCCTCAAGCCGCCGAAAGCGACGGCGCGCGAACACTTCACCGCCCACGAGCCATGAGCGCACAGCAAGCGTCTGCTGGCCGTAGACGTTGAGCACGCCGTCTGCATCAGATTGCGCGACAAACTCGTTCCAGAGGTCGGTGATGAGTTGCTTGCGGGTCTTGGACTTGATCCGCTTGAATCGCGGGGTAATCCCAATGCCGATCAGGCTCGTCGTCCACTTCTGCGATGTCGATTCGCCCGACCAGTCGTTGCGTGTTGCGTCATGCGAGCGATTGCGCAGAGTCTGCAGGCCGACAATCGCCCGGTTTGGGCCGCTTGATGCGGGATTCCAGCCCATCATGCGGCGCCCGTTGCCCGCCGCGTCGTACCTGGCTTTGATACCCGCCGTCGAGGCGGCACCAGACGTGCCCATGGCGCGACTCGCGCCCTTGGATTTGCGCTTTGCCATCAGTTGAATCCTCGGCCAGCGTAGTAGATTGCCGTGCGCTTCGGTCGGCGCGTGCCCGCAGCGGCTGCGGCCTCGCGATTCAGTTGCTCTTTCAGGTCGTTGCGCGCGGTGATGAGATCGTTGATCGACCGATAGGTGACACTCTGACCGTCCAGGATTACTTGCTTCTCGCCGGATGCGATAGCCGTATTGAGCGCGTCGATGTCGGTTTGAGTAACGGCCATGCCAAAATCCACCTAGGGTTGTGGCTCGGATGATGCGCAGTCGGCAACGAACGCACCAACGGCAGGATTTCGGTCAACTCAGGTATCGCGAGGTCGCTGACCTGCGCGCGGGGCGCCGAATTGCCCTCGGCGCGGGGGCCACAACATGCGATTCGACAGGCACTGACGCCACGATGACGTTCTCTTTCATCGCGCGGCGGTCCTCGGACAGCATGACCTCAGAATTTTCAGCAAGAGGCCGCGCCCAAGCAGGCGCCTTGTCCCAATCCTTGATCTTGTCCACGCCCAGGCGCAGCGACGCGGCGCGGTTGTAGCAGCACAAGTCAAGCGACTCGTTGCGCTTGCGAATTTGGACCCATGTGCCGTTCTTTCCGCGCACTTCGGCGTTCAACTCGTCGAAGAAACTGGCCGACAACCAGCCTTTCGGGTTCTTTGGCCCCTTGGGGGTGGGGAAATGGTGGTAGCCGGGGCCGGGGGTGGCGCGATTGATGCCCGCCGACACCGCGTCTTTGAGCAAATTCGGGTTCAGCAGGTACACCGGCACGTCACCCTTCTCCTTACCGTTGCGGTTGCCCACCCACGATTCTTTGATGACGGGCGCCTTCGGGGTGCTCGCACCCTTTACCAGCATGACGCGCCTGTGCATTTTCTCTCGCCGCAGCCGTCGATACCACGCATATGCCTGCGCCGTCACGCCATCCTCGCCGCCCGAGTCAACCGCAACCATTTTGATGCGCAACTCGACGCCATCGGTCGGCGTTCTGTATGTGCTGCGCACGACGCGCTCGGTCAGGATGTCCCAGTCCTCGGTATATCTCGCAGGGTCGATGGGCGCGAACTCGCTCCCCATCCCCTCGCGCTTCGACTCCTTGATTTCGTAGCGGTCCACGAGCCAGGTTTCGAAGTGCGGGCCGTGCGCCTGCACTTGAACGATGAAACGCGAGGTTGTGCCCCCCTGCACGTCCACGGAGGCGGTCAGGTAGCGCGTTTCGGCAGGGACAACGTAGCGTTCGATCTCCACCATCGTGCGACTCAGCGGGCTATCTGCGCCGCGCGCCGCTTCCTTGAGGATCATGCTCATGTACGGGGCGCCCTGGTCCACGTTGACCGCGTTTTTCAGGGTTTCCTCGGACCCGTTGAGCGCGTACTGCTGCAGGCCCTGTAGGTGGCGCAGCAGAATCGACTTCCACGGCTGAAATGCTGCGGCCACGCCGCCCAGCCAGAAGCCCGCCACGCTCGACACGAGCGGCGTGCCGTGGATTTGGTCGTCCCTGTCGATGGTGGTGCCGTCCAGCAGCCAGATTCCGCCTGCGTTGAGCATCTTGCGGTGTGATTGGTCGTGCATCGAGCCGCAGTGCGGGCATGTGATCAGGGCGTGGTGCGATGCCAGCCGGTCAAGGTTCTCAGACCTCACGATGTCAAGCAGTTGTTCCTCTGGCGGCAGGTTGAAAAGCCCCACGCCGGGCGCCGCTTCGAACCACTCGCGGCAGTCTGGGCACTTCCAGTACCAGCGGCGGCGGTCGCTCACGTTGTAGATGCCCAGCACGCCGCGCACTGGGGGCGCCTCGTGCGGCGTTGCAGGCGTCCAGTTTGGGTCTTCGATGTCGCGGCCAGGGGAGGACTCAACCATCGCCATTCCGCGCGACAAGAATGTCTGCGTGCGCTTCAATGCGAGCGGGAACGGTGCGCCCTCGCCGCCCACGTCGTCAGGCATGCGGTCGTAGTCGGTCAGGGCGACATAGCGGTACGTCGAGCCCGAGAGATTGCTGACCGTTGGCCACGCGATCTTGAGCCACATGCCGTGCTTGAAACTCTTGTCAAACGTGTTGTCTGCATGGGCGTTCGACGACTTGAGCGCGGCCAGATCGGGGCTGTTGCGAATCGCCCGGTCAACGGTGGTACGTGAGAACTCGCGCGCCTTCTCCTGGCTCATGTGGATGATCGCCATGTCGCCGGGGTCGTTCACGACGTTGTGTGTCATCCATCCGGTTATCAGGCCCTCGGTCTTACCGCAGCGCGCGGGGCCGACGAAGCACACTGCCTCGTGCCGCCTGCTTGCCAGCAGGTCAATCGCCGCGCACATGTAGGGCGTCTCGGACGCCGACCATGGAGCGGATGTGCCGCCTGTCTGCTTGATCACAAGGGATCGCTCGGCGCCTTGGCTGACAGAGATTCGGTGCGGCGGGCGAAACGCGGCGTAGGCCGAATACACGTCACGGGTCGCCTTGACCAGTTCAGTCATTGGCGTCCTCTTGAGGGAGTTCCGCAGCCTCGGCGTCCTCGATCTCTCGCGCGTCACCGGCCAGGCGCTCGAAGTCTGCCGACAGTTCGGCCAGGGCGTCGTCGATGGCCACGCCGATACGCTCGGCCAGGGCTGGGTCGATACCCTCGCGCCGCTCAAGAGCGTCGGGCAGCGAGCGTAGGGCCTGAACGATGCTCGCAAACGCCGTTGCGCACGTCTGGCGAACCTCGTCACGGCTGACATATTCGTTGAGCTTGATCCGGTAGTCGAGTTCAACGGTCTTCGCAGCCCACGCCTCTTTCTTGGCACGCGCCACTTGGTATTGGAGCGCGCCCTGATCGTCGAGGGTTTCCTTGACTTTGTTCTCGAATTCCAAGCCTTTGCGCCCCTGCCCGGCCATGCGAGGCATCTTCTTCGGCGCGTCTGCGAACAGGTCAACCATGAAGCATTTGCAAAAGAGATTTCATCGTCGCATTCTACGATGCGCCAAATCTATTTAGCAAGTGCATAGTAGCTTATATGCAATTCACCATACCCATTTAGATTTTTATATCGAAAATTGCTTAAGCATCGGGCTCATTTGCCCC